GGAATGAATACGGTTTAATTTTATCTCCTGCTGTTGCAGTAGTTATAGTGTTAGAAGCAGCAGTAATTAAAGTTGAAGAGGCCATGTTATTCGATTAAACCTAAACCTTTATGAATGTTAAAATTAAATATTTGTTCAAGTCTACCACCATCTTTTACCCAGTCTACATTAGAAGAAACATGCTCAGATAGAGTTGTGTATTCATCATCCCAGTTAATAACACCCTCGGCTTGAGTTAAATTAGGGGTAGAATCGTAAACGTAGAATTTATAGTATAGTTTTATTGGGGTCTGTAATCCCGAACCAAAAAAGGCGCTTAGTGGATAAGATGAAAGCGGATATGTATTAATTGGATATGCAGTAGTAGGAAATAAGTATTGTAAATTAAGTGCTGTTACTACTGAATATGAAGTAATAAAAGGTACTTCTATAAGTTCAAAATATTGAGAATTGACAATACTGTTTACAACTATTTTTTGACCGGCTGAAACTATAGCAGTGTCTATATTGTAAGCAGTTAATATTCTACCTAAGTTTGAATGAGCTGAAAGAGTAAAATCTCTATTAAATAATGAACGAGCACCCCAAAGTTTGCTTTGTGGTATAGAAAACGTATCAAAGACCTGTCTTAAAGCAGGCGGAGATTTAAAATTATAGTTATCGTATTCTACTTGTAAAGATTTGGCTATAGAATAAAATTCATTTATATTACAAGTTACGGGGTCAGCAACATTAGCTGTAAAATTAGCTATTTTTTCGTATATTTTTGTACCAAAATTTTCATCAACTTCTGCGCTAGTACCTGCAACAGTAGTTAAATAACTATCAAAGAATACTGAGTTTTCATTAATAGTTGACTGTAAAGCATATTGTTTTAAAGTCGGTCCGTAATCAAACCCTTCATTAAATTTACGAGAGTAAAGAGTGTTATAAAAATCAATTACTTGTATTTGCGCGCTAGACCCAGATACGGGCGCGGTAACTATATTACCCGGTATAATTAAAGTGTTTGGATTAAAACCACTTAAAGGGCTTGCAGATGGATCTAAAACGTAAGTAATACCGCCTTCAGAAGTCGAAAGATTAATAGGCGCTATACCTGAAAGTTGCATAGTGCCTACTGAGTATGGAATAACAGTAGTTTCAAACCAGCCGCCTGTATAATTAGCATCATCATTATAACGAACAAAAGAACCAGATGCAAAATTACTTAATACTGCTATTGTGCCTATAGAATTTGCGCTTAAAGATAAAGGTCTATCATTAAAAGTAGCTATAGCTGAATTGGTAGGAGAGCTGTTAGCAGAAAGAGAAATATTAACTATATTACCTGTATTAAACTGATTAATTAACCCGACATAAGGTAACTGTAACAAAGGTTTGTCAGACAAATACGCTCTAGTATCAGTATAGATAGGGCTATTAACTGTAGTAATGAATTTACTTTCAACACGAGGCCAATACGTAGGGTATAAAGGTAAATAGCCATCAAGAGTAAAAGAAATGTGATCTGGTACTAATGCTTGTATGTAGTATTGACTAGAAAGAGCGACTAAAGAGTTAGAATATGAAAAAGAATTACCATATTCAAATTTTTGCGGGTTATATATTTTTTCAGTATTATATCTAATCCATAAAGTGGGTGTATTTATACCTGCTGATAAAGTATATACGTAACCCAAACCACTATCATATGTAGTTATAACAGTTGTATACTGAGATGGAAGATCATCAATATAATAAAAATATATTGTACCGGTATGCCCTACTAAGACCCCGTTATCTGAGCGTACACCAGATGATAAAATACGAACTTCAGTACTAGTTAGTGGGGTATAAGAAGTAAAAATGTCTCCGTCTTCTGTATCTGTGCTAGGTATAGTGGTAAACCGCCATTGGGGTCTTAATCTACTATATTGAGACGGTAAAACTTCAGAAGCAGGTTGAGAAAAAGAATTTTCTGAGTAAAAATCAAAAACAATACTACTTAATACGGTACTATTAGCTGTAAAATTAAACGCAAGCGGTATAGCACCGCTAACAGTACCTGATTTGCATGACTGATAACCGTGCCAAATTGCTCCATACGTACCGGGCTGTCCAGAACTTAAGTCTGGCCATGCGGTATAATTCCAAGTAAGATTATCTGTTAAATAATTACCTGCAGTTATAAGAGTTGAAAATGTTAGCTGCTGAATGCCAGGCCCGATTAAATTAAAATCAGTACTACCTATACGTAAAAGTAAAGATGAGAGTGTATCAGTACCTGAACTACCAGAAACCGAAATAAAACTGTTATTAAAATTAAAAGCTCCAAGTTTTACTTCGTATATACCGGGCCAGTCATACGTGTGTTGTACGTTATATCCCAGTTCGTATGTTCCGTCACCAAACCACCATATTAAATAGTATGTTTGAGTTACAGATGCTTCATTGAATCCTTCGTTAGGTACTACAGAGCAAGTAAAGGGTGTTGCTTTAGTAAAACCGCTTAACGGTAAACTAGAAAGTCCTATTACCGAAATGCCTGATATACTATTGCTCTGTAATAAAGCCATCTTTAGAAGTTAATAATAGACGTTGTTTGGCTTAAACCTGGTAATATTACCACTCTAGCCATTATTTCCTCTATTCTATCTAAATAGATGGTTTGAAAATCAGATAAAGTAAACGTTTTGGTAGTTACAGTAATGTCTTGTTCAGGGTAAGACGGATTCCATACTATTAAAGATACTCCGTTTGTAACGACTCCATTATTTTCAGTTGTAACAGTCTTAACGCCATCTATAGAAAGAATTTGATTAGTTAATTCATTAGGGTTAACGGTTGATCCTAAAACCGCGCTTACCGGATCAAAATATGTAGTAAGAATAGTTCTAACTTTGTCTTTAATTACAGAGGGTACAACTTTAGCATTATCATTTAATGCTACAACCAAAGTAGAGCTTGCAACATCAGTCAATGTAAGTTGTTGATACTGGGTACCTATAGAAACAGCTTTATAAACCGGGTCCATTATAACGACCTGAGAGGTAAGCATCTTTTTATCTTCTACGTTAGAAATAATAAGCTGTTTTTGAGCAGGGGTTAAATAACTAACGTAGTTAACGTTTAAAAGTTTTGTTGCTTTAGGTAAAGCGTAAACATAAACATTATTAAAATTACAGCTATCAGCAAAATTAACTTGGTTATATAATACTCTATAATCACTGCCCGGGTTTGTAAGACCTATATCGTAAAGATATTTTATATGATTAGTAATATAGCTGTTATTGTTATAAACTTTAACATCATTAATAATATTTGCAAAAGCAGATTTTATATAAGATACAAAATCATTTGGAGTTACTAGACGAAATTGAGATTTGAATGAAGCAGGCGCGTACTTACGTATACTATCTACCGACTCTATAGGAGTATAAGAAGTAGAAAGATTGTCGTTGGTATAGTTTAAATACGTTATATTAACATCGGTTAATAAAGTTAAGTCTGAACTTATTACATTAGCTGCAATTTGATTAAACTGTATAGTATTATAAAGAGCAGCTTGGCGACCGTTTATTGCTCCGGTACCTACTTCTCCTGCAGCACCGAGTGTTTCTAAATAATAAACTGCAATAATATCGTTAAGTTTTAACTGGCGACCGTTAATATCATCTCCAAATTTAATTTCGTAATTTTTATTTTCGTTTAATCTTATTTCAAACTTAGCCGCGGTTGCGTTCTCTAGATAAAGAGATTCAGTACGAGACCACTGGGACCAAAGACCGGTATCTATATCTTTTACATAAACGTCAATATTAAAATGATCTATAATATTATTGTTACCTGGTATTATAAAAACTATTTCATTAGACTCTCCTCTAGCAGTATAAAGAGGATATTCAATATACTTGCCCTGGTATAAGAGATATTGATTACCTACTTCAGTTAAAACCTGCAAACCTGTTACTGTTTTTGTAAAAGTAACGTCTGTGTTAAAGGAATAAGGGGCATTGCCTGCTCTAATAAAAGTGTAGCGAGGTATTGTGTATGTGCCTGTACCTAACTGCGAAGTTGCTGAAACTGCAAAACTTAAAGTTGGAGCTTGAGCGCCTACTGGAGAGTAATTAAGCTGTTTAACAATACGGTTAATATTTTCATATAACTGCGCTTCATTAAACATACTTTCAGTAGCAGTTTGATTCATGTAATACATTAATGTATGAAATGAATATGAAATAATATTGTTTATTGCATTGAGGTTAGACCCTTCGTAAGCCTGATCGGTAAAAAGACCACTGTTAGACAGTTTAGTACGAATAAAATCTTTTAACGAAACAGCATCAAATGCAACGTATTCGTTTTTACCTATATTGAGATCTGTTGAATCTGATGCTGTGTTCATTTTATACTAATAAAGAAAAACCTTCTTTGTTGAGAGTTCCTACTACTTGTACGTTTTTGTTAAGAGATGGCACTGAAATACTTAATGTAACTATGTACATTTGCTCGTCGGGGTTTAAGTCTATGTTAACGTTTTGTACTCTTACGCGGGGTTCGTAGATTGTAACGTCTTTAACTATTTTAGCACCTATAATACGGGCTATAGTCGATGATACCGGTTCAAACAAGTACTGTAATAAATTTAATCCATAATCAGGATTTAACAAATTTTGGCCAGGTAGGGTATTAAACAAAGTCTTAATAGAATTCCTTATGGCATTCATATCGTAATCTGCTTTAACATCTGTATCTACTGGATTAGTAAAATCTAAATGTAAATCTGAATATAAATACTTGTTGGTAGTTATTTCTGTTTTTTTGAAAACATTAAAAGTAATACTTGCCATTTTTAATACTTAGGAATAGATAATAAAAACCATAAGTAATATTACATATTTTATGAAGAACAGCAAATTTGTCCCTCTCTATGAGACTATATACAACCGTTTTAAACAAGGTCACGGATTCCTCGAGGGAGATGTTGTAAAACTTAAAGACGGCTACAAGTCAGCTGATAGCTATAAACAGCTGCCTGAAACTATCAAGCAGCGTTTGGAAGATATAGCTAAATCTGGTATGAATATGCGCTTAGGTAGATTGCATACTCCAGATGCCCAATATGGTTCTTTTGGCTATTTAAATTTACCGGCCACCCATGCTGACCTTTATCAAGAAGTTGCTCCAGGTAATTTTGGTAATTTAGTTACCATACCTTTAGATATTGTTGAAACTATTGATACCGGTGTAAACCTACCTTCAGTATCCGATGCAGTAAAAGGAGATTCAAAAAATACTACATATCAACAACCTGCCAAAAAATCTACAAGAAAAAATCCAGCTACTGATGAACAGACTAAAGTAGGAGAGGATCAAACACATGCTAAAAAGGGAGATTATAAGCTGCCTGAAAAGAACGCTAATAAACTTCCAGGGGCAAATAGTTATAATGATGAAAAGCCATCTAAATTTAAAGCTTTACCAAAAAATCAAACTAAGCCAAAAACTCTAAAAGAAAACGTAGAAGCTCTAGAAAATATTTACGCCCAAATTCTTACTGAAGATACAGCTGTTGCAGCTGGAGATGTTTCAGAAGGAGACGAAAAGTTATTATTCGGTAAAAGACAGCAAGTAGAAGAAAACATGGTAAAACCAGGATGCTGGAATAGAGAGACAAAGACAGCTATTGATGAATGTTGGAATGAGGATGGTTCTCTAAAAGATGAATGCTGGTCTAATAAACCAATGGACGAAAACTCTGAAAAAGCAGCCTTAGCAAGTAAATTGTCCAGACAAGCTTTAGGGTTAGAAATAGACGAAACAGGGGAAGCTTTAACTAAAGAAGCCCCTGCAAAGCCAGGTAACTCTAACGATCCCTTTTACAACTGGCCGCCTTGGGCTAGTGCAGAAGCTGAGCCAAAGCAATAAGGCAGCTGAAGAAGTTAATTTCTTGATCCATCACTAAAGAACTTTTATAGAGACTTTCAGAGACTTGCAGTAATGCAAGTCTCTTTTTATCTTCAAACAAAGAACTTTTATAAATAGCATTAAAAAGGTCTTTAAGTAATTTAGGATAATCATTGCCGAACGTCTGCTCACTTTCAATGACGAGTTTACGCAAAGACATGAGATCTTCTCTATCTATAACTTTGTTTAAAATCTCTTGAGCAAACTCCTCGTTATTGATAGTGCCTTTAATACCTAGTTTACCGTCAATAACGTTACGCTGTACGTAATTAATAATTTTACGTAGATCGGGGTAGTTATAACGTATTACTTCTTTAAGATGTTCAACTTGCTCTCCGTCAAAAGCTATCTGCTCATTTTGAAGAATAAAAACTATTCTCTTAGCATATTCTCTAATAGGGGGTGTGAAGTCGGTAAAGACTTGACAGCGAGATTGAATGGGCTGAATAATACGATGTAGATAATTACCAGTAAGAATAAAACGAGTATTACCAGCGTACTCTTCCATGACATTGCGCAAAGCTCTTTGACCAGCATCGGTAAAGTTATCAAATTCATCCAGAAAGATAACTTTAATCTTTCCATCAATGCTTTTAGTCTGCGCAAACGATAAGATAGAAGTACGGACTTCGTCGATACCGTTCTTTTCGCTAGCGTTAATGTATAGGTACTGAGCGTCTAAAATCTCATTAACAATTACTTTAGCGAGCGTAGTTTTACCTGTACCCGGATTACCTACTAAAAGTATATTTGGTATTTCTCCTTTACGCTTACACTCTTCTACAAAAGAGCGCATTGTATCAGACAAAACCATATCGGCCAGTTTAGTTGGCCGATATTTTTCTACCCAAATATTTTTGAGTTGTTCGTTAATAGACATTATTTTTTGTCAGAGGAGCCAAAACCCTTTTCACCACGAGCAGATTCAACTACTTGATCAGTCCATTCAACGTCAGCTTGAATAAGAGGGTAAACAATAAGCTGGGCTACCTTATCCCCGGGCTTAAAAATCTGGTCTTCTGTACCAAAGTTATAAAGCTTAATACCCATATCTCCTCGGTAAGGGTTATCAATAATACCAAAATGAGGAAAAATATGCTTCTTAAACCCTACACCAGATCGGCCTTCGACACGAATCCAGTAACCAGGTGTAATATAACCGAGCTTTAGACCGACCGGTGCAATAGCCCAGCCCTTTGCTGGTACAGTAATTTCGCTAACTGCGGTAACATCTAGACCAGAATCCCCAACATAAGGATCGCTATGATTAAACTTAGGCAACACGGCTGCGTCATGTGTCTTAACGAATTTAATAGTTACAGGAAACATATAGAGTATAGTAGAGTATAAACTTGATAAATCAATCCTTGCCATAAGTATTCTTAATGAATCCTCCTCTA